ATCAATGATGCAAGTACTACTGCGAATGGATATAGTAACAATCCAAACAATGCAAACCAAGTCATTTGCCTTTGAGCATCTCTCATTGCATCATTATCCTCAAGTTCTTTTCTCTTGAACTCTAAGAACATTGCATGTTCTTCATCTGATACTTTACCATCCCCATTTGTATCTGCTGGATGGTGGCCTTTTACTTCTTTAGTCATCACACTTATCCTCTCTGCTCTCGTTTTATTCTTTTTTCTTCTTCCTCAAGGTAGTTTACCAAATACTTAACATACACTTCTCTTTCCCACGGCATCATATTATCTAACTCTGTTAATGAGTATTTATGGTACTGGAGTAAAGCAAAGTTTAACTTATAATAATTCTCCAAGTCCATATGGGAGAGGGCTATGCGAAAAAACTTGATAATCCTTCCAATACAACAGTGCTTTTAACTTTTGTAGTTGGATTAAGAACTTCAATCTCATGTGACAATTTGGGCATAGTATCAAAGAACTTCTCAATCAATTTAAACTGATTAGAATTCATTTGATCTAAGAATGCAGTGACTTCGTTCTTAGGAACAGAATCTAAATCCCAAGTCTCATCTTCTGTAATAATTTGACTAATACATGTAGCAATCAAATCAAATGACTGTTCGACACTACTTTCACCTGTAAAATCAAAATTACTTTTAATGAATTGCTCAAGAGAAGGATACTTCATCTCCATAGCAATACTATCATCAATTTTGATTAACCTATCATGACCCTCAGTCTTCTTAACCCCAATATCATCAATATTAATCGTCACTGGCACATAGGTTTCTTCATCATCAGGACAAAGAACATTTACTTCAATCTCTTCACCAACAGACTTTCCACGAATATTTAAAAATAAGAACTCAATATCAAAGGTAGGAAGAGTCTCTACCTTTATACCTTTTGATAAAATACAATTCTTAATTACAGTTTTAATTGATGTAGTTATTTGTTTTGGATCTTCACTCTCTAATGCAAGAACAAGAAGTTTTTCCTCCCTCACCAAAAATGGTCTAAACTGCAAATCTTCACCTGTAGAGGGAAGAACTAGTTCATAAGTTGGAGCTGCTATAATAGGTAATGGCATAAACGTATCAATTCATGTGTTTATTTAGTTCCCCATTACGGGGAATTCTGTGGAACCAAACATTGATCTGTCAGGAACGTTTTTAAAGAATTCTAATTGTTTTCCAGAAAGATTAAATTCATTTGAGGAATACAATCCAGCAAATTCTGGGTTGCCAGGAGAATTGGGGTTAAGAAGACTAGGTGGAATATAAGTAACATCAATTTGATCACTAACATCAGATACAAAGTATCTAGTGTATGTAAATGACACTGTTACTTTTAAAACCTGAGATCCATCATAACTGACGGGAATAGAACTAATTGACTTAGGGAATGCCTGAACAAATTCATATGCCAATATATTTGATTTTTTAGTTAAACCAAATCCTAAATCTTTCTCAAACTTTATAATCGCAAGGTCCGATTGATATTCACTTGGATATCTAAGAGTAGATTGAAAGGTTTTTGACTTTAATTGTTTATCACCAACATCTTCTCCAACAATATATCTCATCCAAGCTTCAAAGAATTTTATTTGAATATAAGATTTTTGAGAATTGTCTTCGGGGTCCATTGTTACCATAAAGGTAAAGTCAATAGTATCATCATATAGTTTTGAATATGCGTGTTTCTCAATAACACCACGATAATCTCTATTAGTGTCTATCGTTCCAAGACTAGATCCTGGAAGAGATGCCTCCACACAGGTTAATTCCATCAGTTGACTATCAAATCCATCAAATTCAAGACCTGGTGGTTGTTTAATTATGACACCATAAACTGATGACAAAGAAGGTCTCATTATTCTGGACTTTAAGTCCGACATTCTAATACCAGAACTAATAGGATTTGCCATCTAAATAACTTTAAGGATTCCCATACTATATGTAGCCGACTTTTATGAACGAAAGTATTAAAAGTAGATATCGCCCGTCTTTCCCCAAAAAATATAAAGGGAACTCTAACAATATCATATGTAGAAGTAGTTGGGAGAGAAGATTCTGTGCTTGGTGCGATCTTAATGAGAATATATTGGAGTGGGCAAGTGAAGAATTTTGTATACCTTATGTGTCTCCAATTGATGGGAGAGTTCATCGATACTTCCCAGACTTCTTGATAAAAGTTAAAGAGAAGACTGGATCAACAAAAACATACGTAATTGAAGTAAAACCCAAAAAACAAACCGAACCACCACGAAGAAAGTCAAAAAAGGTGTCAAAATCCTTCATCTATGAAGCAAAAACATATGAAGTGAATAAAGCTAAATGGAGAGCTGCAACAGAATGGTGTAAAGATAGACGACTTGAATTTAAAATCATAACCGAAGACGAATTAGGAATCAAGTAATGTCCAAAAACACTCTGTTTGATGATTTAAAACTAGAGGTTGACGTAGAGGCAGGTAGATCCCCATTCTTTTACAGAAAGGCATTTAGGAGACTGTCTAAACGATATGCTGCAGATCCACAACGTCTTATTAGAGATGAGATGCGAGATCGTACTAGTGATAATCCAGATGACAACTTAATCAGAAGATTTCCCAAACAGGGGCATCTGTTCATGTTTGAATATTCATCAGAAAGAGATAATATATCAGTATTTGACCCATTTCCACTAGTATTTGTAATTAAAACTGAGGGAACTTCTTTTTTGGGTTGCAACTTACACTTTATTCACCCATTAAAAAGAAGACTGGTTGTTGCAAACATGCGCCGTAATAAATTGACAATGCCCTATAATTCTATATCTAAATATAATATAAGTCAAATTAAAGGTCTGTTACTAGACGTTGCTAGATCTGAGTGGACATCAGCATCTAATTTACCAATAGAAGATTTTGTCAGTATTAAAGACGGCAAATCTCGCTCTATTGATATCACAGATGTTTGGAAAACTAATAACCGTTCTTTTAGGAAAATGCTTCGTGGAGCATTAATATACAAAGGTTATGGTACAAACGAAGAAGATTTTAAAGGTTAATTAACATGCCCACACCCGCAGAAGTAGAACTATCGTTAAACGTATTTGACAGCAGTAAAGGTACTGTTCCTAACCCTCAGAACAAAGTTTACGTTTCGCCAAATCATGGAATAACAGTAAAAAAAGGTAATGGCGTGGTTACGACCAATTACCAAATCGTAATTGATCCAGAAACTAAAACGCAAACGATGTATGAATCATCTTACAATCTTTTGGGTCAGCTGCAACCAATAGATCCAACTAAAGTAATAGCGACAAAAAAAGGTGATGGTAAATTTGTTCTTGCTGATGAAACTAAAGCTAATGTCTCAGAGAAGTTAGCCGATAAAATAACTAACAATGCTGCAACTCAAGAAACATTAAGCAACGTCACCGATTACACCGTAAAAAGAGCCCTAAAGACCGAAGGTAAATCACCAACACCCGTAGAAGTTGCCAAGGTCACCGATGCTAAGATAGAGAATGAGGACGAAACTCCTCTACCCGATAGTGATGGATCTCAAAGTGCGTTAACCATAACATCGTCAAATCAAGAGAAAGTATCAAGCTTTGCAACAGGTACAGATGATTTAGTATACCCTATTGGCGCTAAAGGAGGAGAATCCGATTATATTAAATTTAGCGCACTAAAATATGTTCCCACACAACTTAACACTTCTTCTGGCAATTTTGGTACAACATATGTAGAAGGAACAACGATCGGGCAAAGTGTACAACTTCCAATTCAGGGAGGTATTCAAGACTCCAACGCAGTCAGTTGGAATGAAGATAACTTAAGTGCTCTTCAAGCTGCTGGAGCAGAAATCGCACTTAACACAATAAAGAGGGGTATGAGTGAGGGTATATCTACTTTTCTTAAACAAGTAAACACTGCCAACACTAATGGCACACAAGTGGGCACTGCCCTAGCGAATAGCATGGCTGGTGAAGCGGTTGGATCAAATATCATCGCGAGAAATGAGCGAGCAATATTAAACCCAAATACAGAACTCCTATTCCAAGGTCCTCAGTTAAGAGCATTCTCTTTTAACTTTAAAATGACGCCAAGATCAGCGGATGAAGCAAAAGTAGTAAAAAGCATTATTAAGTTCTTCAAGTTCCACATGGCACCAAAACTTAGCGATGCACACTTATTCCTAAAAGCACCAAATATTTTTAAACTTGAATACTTTCAAAAAGGACAAAAGCATAGTGGTATAAATCTTATTAAGGATTGTGCTTTACAGGCATGTACTGTGGACTACACACCTGATGGGACGTACATGGCATATGACGATGGTTCTATGTTCTCATATGATTTGCAATTGCAATTTATGGAACTTATCCCACTCTACGCTAAAGATTATAACGAAGGCAATGCTTCTAACCACCCAATCGGATACTGATAATGGCTAATTACTTTACTCACGTCCCAAGTATTGCATATATCTCAAGAGACCTTGAAAATAACTCTTTGAATGACTATACAGTCACAAAGAACTTATTTAAGCGTGCAAAAATAAGAGAGGATATATTCCAAAACGTAAGTTACTTTAATAAGTACAGTATTATTGGTGATGAAAGACCTGATCAGGTTGCTGACAAAGTATATGGAGACTCATCTTTAGATTGGGTCGTCCTATTATCAAATAACGTACAAAATGTATATGAGGAATGGCCAAAAACTCAGTACGCTCTTGATAAGCACCTTTTAGAAAAATATGATAACTATGACGTATTATATAATGGTATTCATCACTATGAGACCATAGAAAGTAAAACTAGAGATGGTTTTACTATCATAGAGTCGGGCGTTGAGGTTAATGAAGGATTTTTTAATGCGCCAGAATATGAACTTGAGAGGGATACAAGTGTAATTTTACCCTCAGAAGTTCCTGGAGATTTTGCAACAGCAACAGGAACATATGATCCAGGTTCTGGTGAAGTTAAAACAGTATCAATAACAAATCCAGGAACTGGATATACTAATATTGCAGAAGTATCGTTTGAAGCACCACCAAACCCAAGATTAGCGGCACTCAGCGTTACACTAAATGTTCCACCAGATGATAGAGAAATTGGTACTATAACAGTAATTGATGCAGGAACTGGATATACATTTCAACCATTATTGACCTTCACTGATCCACCACCAACAAAAACAGCGATCCTTGAAGCGACTATTGGTGCTGGAGGAACGATTCAAAGTGTTGGGATTATTTCTGCTGGTGATGGATACACATTCACACCTATAGTTACATTCCCACCACCACCAAACATTATTGAGAGTGCCGTATTTGTTAATAATGGTAGTGCAACTGTTGATGGTGGTTTTGAAGGTTGGTATATGGACCCTACAGGTTCATATTACTATACTGCTCATGGTGCTTCATCATATACCCAAGGAACAATTGAACAATATGAGATGAGTAGTGGTTATGATCCAAATACTGCATCTCAAGTTAATGTTCTAACTTTAAACACTGGCGGTCTTAACTTCACATATGCTACAGGTGTTGAGTTCAAACCTGATGGTACGAGAATGTATGTTACTGGATTAACTAATGCTGGTAATAAAATTGCACAATACGATCTTAGCACCGCATGGGATATTCTAACAGCATCATTATCAGGTAATGTCAGTTTCCCTGCACTTGCAGGTGTAAGATTCCAGGATAATGGTCAACATATGTTTGTTCTTGACACTCAAGACCCAGACACTATCAAAAAATATGAATGTACCGTTCCTTGGGATGTGACATCAATCTTCCCACTTCCAGTACAGACAGCAAACGTATCTGTCATCTGCCAACCAACAGAGTCTTCAATTCGTGGATTCTCATTCAAAGATGACGGCACAAAGTTATATGTTAGTGGTACAGATAACAATTCAACATTTGTTATAACATTATCTACTGGTTGGGATATTAGTGGACTATCTTTACTTGGTGTACTTAATGTTCAAAATGCTAGTGGTGACTCTACACCATTAGACGTATTCACCAACCCATTTGAAACTCTATTCTTTATTGGTGGGTCAATTAACAGAAAAATCTATACATATGACACTGATGTAACAGCGAAGGGAACAGCCACTGTTGGAGTTGGAACTAGAGCAGAGACTATTTTTGATATTACTGTAACAAAACCTGGATCTGGGTACACATCTACCACACTCCCGTCTATTACTATTCAACCACCAATCCCACATAGAACTGCAAAGGGTTACATAACTATTCTTAATGGAGCAGTGAAGGACGTTATAATTCAAGACCGTGGTTATAACTATAGAACTCCCCCAACTGCGAATATAGAAAATCCATTGCCTGCAATCACGGCACAGGCTGTCCTAAAAGCAGAGAATGGTGAAATTAGAGAGATTACTATAGTTAATCCAGGAAGAGGATATAATTCAATGCCAGAAATCTACTTTAGTAAACCAGGACCAACGTATACTCCACAATTAGATGAAGTATATGAGAAAAATGGTCAAGAATGGAGATTCGATGGATATAACTGGAGAAAAAGAATTACTTATGGAACTGTCTACTTTGATGAAGTGGCAAATGATATAATTGAAATTAAAGGTAGTTTATCCGCTAGACCAGTAACAAATTATGAATACGAAGATCTAAAAGAGAATAATAAAAGAAATATATACATTCTTAAAAAGGAATATCTTAGTATGCTCTTTAATGATCTTGAAGATATCATGCCATATAAAAAAGGATCTGGAGGTTATGTCTCCAGATCCCTTAAGAAGGGCGATAACCCTCGTTTATATAATTAAACTAAAGTCAACTCTCAGCAAGACGTTGGAAGTATGACATAGGATCTTCATCACCTTCACCAGATGGGCTCTTTGCCATGATATCTGGTGAATTAAATCCACTGTTTGAAGAGAGATTATCAAGATCTTTCTTCAATTCTGTAGGAAGTTCAGACTCCTCTTGGCGGTTGCCAAAACTAGGAGTGAAGTTGCCACGCATATTATCCTCATTCTCAACATCTGGATCGAGACGAGGAGTGCCCTTGCGACCAAGAACATAATCCAGACGAGTCTGAAGTTGCTCATAGGTCTTAAATTGATCTGTGGCAGTCATTGCAGCAAGGGGATGCTCCTTCTTCCAAATTGCTTCTAGCGCATCATCATCATCTAGAAGTGGTGAGACACGATCAAATTCAGAAGAATCATAGTTCCAG